GGGTTAGAGTTTCGGTTAGGGCTTAGGGTTAGGCGGAGCTTAGGGTTAGTTCCTTTAGGTGCATCTTTTCTTGGCTACGCCTCTAAATGGGAGAGAGATATAATTTTTCCACCCAAACTCCGACAAACACAGAAGGTCCAGCAATATTATTACCTGGACCTTCTGTGCCTGTGCTTCACCCAAAAAAAAATGTCGCGTAATAGAAACTTCTGCTTTACTTGGAATAATTATGATGATGTTTCCAAGGGTATTATAGCTAACATTCCATGTAAATATGTTGCGTATTCTGAAGAAGTTGCTCCTACTACTGGCACTAAACATTTACAAGGTTATATATCTTTTAATAATCCTCGAACTTTAAACCAAGCTCGTGCAGTTCTAGTTGGTTGTCATGTAGAAACTATGTTAGGTTCTATTGCTCAAAACGAGGATTACTGTTCTAAATCTGGTACTTTAATTGAACATGGAGTAAAACCCATTTCAAATGATAACAAAGGACGTGCCGAGAAACTACGTTGGCAACGTGCTAAAGATTTAGCAAAAGCAGGTAATCTGGAAGAGATAGATGCTGATATTTATATTCGATGTTATTCTACTTTGAAAAACATTGCTAAAGATAATCTTACGAAGCCGCCTCCTTGTGATGTTAAGTGCTATTGGATTCATGGTCCTACTGGAACTGGAAAGTCTCATGCAGTTGAAACTGCCTTTCCTAATTGTTATAAGAAGCAAATGGATGATTTGAAATGGTTCGATTTGTATAACGATGAAGAGGTTATTTATCTTGAGGATATTGATAAGTATCAAGTTAAATGGGGTGGGATGTTGAAAAGACTAGCTGATCGCTGGCCTATGCTTGCTAGTATCAAAGGATCAATGAAATACATCCGACCTAAATTAGTAATTGTAACCTCTAATTATCTTCCTGAGGAGATTTGGACCGACTCAGCAACCTTGGATCCCCTATTGCGTAGATTTAATGTGATTCTCAAAGAGTCTCAAGACCAAAAGATTGACTTTACCAAATAAAAATGGAGTTGACCCCTGGTACTTCTAGATCTGGTATTACGTATTCGTCCCCGAGTAGTGTTCGAAGTGTTGCTCGTCAAGTTTTAACTGGTCTTGCAAATCAGTCACCTCAAATAGTTACTGGAGTTCGTAATTCTGATTTAGTTGATGTTGTTATTGACCTCAGTCATCAGCTCGTCGGACAATTCGGTCAAACTCCTTCGATACAGAGTCAATTGGTCCCTCTGAATCAATTAGGAGACAGAGTAAATGCCTATGCCAATCCAAGATTACGCCAGCTGGCGCGTTCGGTATTTGCTCGTTCTCGTGGATCTCGGTATTCAAGAGGTTCAAGAAGAAAAATGTGGCTGAAGCACCCTTAACCTAAATAAAATAAAAAATGGTTAAATATGTTAAACGTCGTTCTTACAAACGAAAGTACAAAGGAAAGAAAATGTCACTTGGAAGACAACTTATTAGAATGGCCGACGCTAAGGCTAATTCTTTTGAGTCAGCCAAAACTGATATGGTACATAATAGTATTTGGTCTATTTCTCCTACCCAATTACTCACTCAAGGAACGGGGAATACTAATCGCATTGGAGATTCTGTTTATTTACAGAATGTTGTCATCAATGGTTATTATTCTTGTCCTACCACTGCTCTTTCGATTAATCGTTGTCGTATTATGGTTTTCTGGTCTCGTGTTGCCATCGATAACCAAACTTTTCTTTCTACCGTCATTACTGGTACTGATCTATTCCATCCTGGTACAGCATTTGTTATGTCAAATGGAATTGTTAATTCTAAAGCCGTTACAGTTTTAGCGGATGTAATTTTGGAAGTTAACCCATCTGTTTCAACTGCGAAGGATATTAAATCATTTGCTATGACAGTACCTTTGAATCAAAACTTTGATTATGCTGCTTATGGTTCTGCAAAAGGAAAACGAAAGAATTTGTTTATCGCTGCTATTCCTTTTGTTGTTGGCGGTGCTGGTTTTGGACCTGCAGGAGATGTAATTTTTTCACACACTTTAAAATTCAAAGACCCATAGTAATATATTAATTATAATGTGCTTTGTTCAGAATCCCAGTCCATCTATCCAATTCTCTATTCAAATTAATTAAAGCATTTGAATCATGAGGATCATTAATTAAAGGATGATCCAAATAAAACTTTAAGTTTTTAATCTTGTTTCTAATATGTCTCATTACTCTTGTATCAGCTTCATGATCTGTGTTCCATGTCCGAGGAATTTGTTGTCCGACAAAAGGATTGTTTCCATGATCATAAGTAGGAGTTACTGCAGCAGTTTGAATTGGAGTTGCCATTTTGAGTAAAAGGAGCGGGGATAGCTGCCTTTTTATACTAAACATCACACTTATTTGCTTACGTAAGCGCGAGACTAGGTGTGGCGCTTTTCCGATCTGTGCAGATAGGATCGAGACTAATTATCCGCCCTACCACTATTTAGGGTTAGGGTTAGGGTTAGGATAGGTGCGGAGCGAAGGGTTAGAGTTTCGGTTAGGGCTTAGGGTTAGGCGGAGCTTAGGGTTAGTTCCTTTAGGTGCATCTTTTCTTGGCTACGCCTCTAAATGGGAGAGAGATATAATTTTTCCACCCAAACTCC